CGTGGAAGATATTATAGACCTTTCTATAATGGTTACCCAGCCAAATGGGGATTATTAAGGAAATACAATGAGTGAAGAAACCATGACTCCTGAACAAGGAAGTGGAGAACTAACTGTGAATGAAGCTGCACAACAATTTGAAGGCTTTTTATCAGCAGGTGAGGAATCCAACGATCAACCAGAAACTGTTGAAGCGGAAGCACAAGAAGAAGTTGTAGAAGAAGTAGAAGAAGGTGAAGAGGAAGTTGTAGCCGATGATTCTATGGAAGCTCAAGATGAAGGTGATGAAGAAACCGAGTACGAAGAAGAGGAACTAGAAGAAGCTCAACGCTTTACAGTGAAAGCTGCAGGCGAAGAGAAAGAAGTGACCCTCGATGAATTGATGCAAGGTTATCAGCTTGGTGCAGATTACACGAAAAAGACTCAAGAAGTTGCCGAACAACGCAAGGCTGTAGAAGCTGAAGCAAAGGCAGTAGAAGAGGCTAAACAAGTTAGGGATACATACGCTCAACGCTTACAGGCTATTGAACAATTCTTGACCTCTGGTGAAGATAGTCCAGAAGATCTGGCAGCAATGAAGGAAAACGACCCAATAGGATACGCAGTCAAGGTAGCAGAGATGACTGAGAAAAAAGAACAGTTAACCCAAGTAAGAGCTGAACAGCAACGCCTTGCCCAACAGCAACAAGCGGAGCAGCAGCAAAACATGGCTAAATTTGTTCAACAGGAAGCAACCAAACTTTCACAAGTCCTACCAGAGTTTTCAGACCCAACCAAAGGCGAACAAATCAGAAATGAGATTCGCAACTACGGTAAAAATGTAGGCTTTACAGACAACGAGTTGGCACAAGTGTATGACTCTCGTCATGTATTAATCCTGCATAAAGCGATGATGTATGACAAGCTTCAGAAATCTAAACCTAGCGTAAACAAAAAGGTTGCTAAAGCACCCAAGATGGTTAAGTCAGGTACAAAGGTTAAAGAAGGCAGTCGTGATCTACGCAAACAACAAATGAATAAGCTAAAGCAGACTGGTAAGGCCAGAGATGCTGCAGCTCTTTTTGAAAACTTTATAAATTAAGGAAGTGAACAATCATGGCAACATATAAAACCTATGAATCAGTTGGTAATAGAGAAGACCTAACTGATGTAATTTACAATATCTCTCCAACCGATACACCATTTATGTCATCTGTTGGTAAAACAAGTGCAACTGCTGTATACCACGAATGGCAAACAGATTCATTAGCTGATGCTTCAGTAGCTAACGCTGTAGTTGAGGGTGCTGATGCTACATCTGCAACACTTGCTCCAACAACTCGTGTTGGTAACAGAACTCAAATCTCACAAAAAACTATCCAAATCGCTGGTACTTTAGAGTCTATCGATAAGGCTGGTCGTAAGTCAGAAAAAGCTTATCAGTTATCAAAAGCTTCTTCAGAGCTTAAACGAGATATGGAAAAAATCTTATTATCTAACCAAGCTGCTGTTACAGGTGATGCTTCAACAGCTCGTAAATTAGGTTCACTACAAGCATGGATTGAAACAAACTATGAAGGTGCTGGTACAGCAGGTGCTGACGGTACTACAGCTCGTGTATCTGGTACAGATGCAGCGTTCACAGAAACAATGCTTAAGTCTGCTGTTAAGAAAGCATACGAACAAGGTGGTAACCCATCAGTTCTTATGGTTACTCCAACACAGAAACAAGTAGTATCAGGTTTTACTGGTATTGCTGAACAGCGTTATCAAGCTCCAGCTAACAAGCCATCTACAATCGTTGGTGCTGCTGATGTATACCTATCAGACTTCGGTACATTATCTGTTGTTCCTAACAGATTCATGACTGCTGATGCTGATGATGACGGTGAAGTAGCATTTGTTCTTGATCCAGAGTACGCATCTATTGCTTACTTAAGACCATTCGCTACAAACGAATTAGCGAAAACTGGTGACAGCGAAAAAACACAGCTTTTAGTTGAATACACTCTTGAAGTGAAAAACGAAAAAGCTCATGCAATTATTGCTGACCTTGCAGAGTAATACGGATAATAGCCCTCTACGGAGGGCTTTACCCTTATAGGATTGTTATGGCTAAACTATTAGAAAAAGATAATATTCGAGACAAAGTAGCACACAACACCGAAGACGGTGGACTAGTGATTGAGACGGTACAGGATGTATCTTCAATTATTGAGCAGAACAAAAAAGAATACAATGCAACAAATGGCAAATGGGGTGAGGATGTCTTTGACAATAAGATAGCATCTATTCCACTAACCGTAATAGACGATTTAAACAAACTAAACATCATGCGTGGATTTCATGTGGTTGACCAAAAGAAATTTAGAGCATGGTTAAATAACCCAGACAACAGGTTCTTTAGGACAAGACAAGGTAGAGTATAATGGCATTGACTAATTATTCGGATTTAAAGACCACGATTGCAGATTATCTTGCTCGTGATGATTTAGATACAAAAATACCAGATTTTATTCATCTTGCAGAACAAAGATTAATACGAGACTTACGCATTAGACAGATGTTAAAAGTAGCTACAGCAGTTACTACAGCAGGTGACAGCACTACAGCATTACCTTCTGACTTCCTAGCTATGAAAGACTTACATTTAGATACTAATCCAGTACGAGTCTTACAGTTCCAAAACACATCGAATTTCTTTAGAAACGCTAGAACAACAGACAGAGGTGTTCCTACGATGTATACATTGTTAGGTAGTGAGTTTCAATTTGCTCCGTTACCTGATAGTGCATATACATTAAGAATGGTGTATTACTATAAGCCTGACTTTTTGTCAGATAGCGTACCATCTAACCTATTTCTAGCTAACTGCCCAGACTTGCTTCTCTACGGTGCATTAGCAGAAGCTGAACCTTATCTAATGAATGATGAACGATTAGCAACATGGGCATCTTTGTACGATAGAGGTCTAGCATCATTAAGAGCAAGCGATGATGATAGTGAATATCCATCTTCACCAATGTCAATAACACTTTCAACGAGGTAAATTAAAATGGCAGAATTTAGTAATTATTTAGAGAACGCAGTTATCAATGCAGTTCTTCGTAACACAACATACACAAGCCCAACAACGGTCTATGTAGCATTATTCACCACAGATCCAACAGATGCTGATACTGGAAATGAAGTAGCTGTAGGTTCATACGCTAGAACAGCAGTAACATTTGATGCACCTTCTAACGGTGTAACAAGTAACTCTGCTGATGTTGAATTTCCACAAGCTACCGCATCTCAAGGAACGATCACGCACATAGGTCTATATGACGCATTAACTTCAGGAAATTTATTGTTCCACACAATTTTAGATGTGCCTAAGACAATCGATTCTGGAGACATTTTTAAGATAGCTACAGGCAATTTAACAGTAACATTATCATAAGGATAAAAGATGGCATTTGTCATTAAAGACAGAGTTAAAGAGACCACGAACACTAGCGGAACTGGTATAATAACGCTAGAAGGGGCTTCTGACGGTTTTCAGTCTTTTAGTGCAATTGGTGACGGTAATACAACTTATTACACTATAGTCAACCAAACAGACTGGGAAGTTGGTATTGGTACATATACTGCAAGTGGCACTACTTTATCTAGAGATACTGTATTAGAGTCTTCTAACTCTGGTAGTAAAATTAATTTATCAGGATTAAGTGATGTATTTGTTACATATCCTGCAGAAAGAGCTGCAATACAAAACAGTTCAGAGCAAGTAGTATCTGCTCCTCACTTAGAAGCAAACAACGGTATTATTGCTCATAACTCAACAATCACATCTGACTACACTGGCCCAAGTGGACATAATTTATTATCGGTTGGCCCAGTAGTGGTAGATACAGGGGTAACTGTGTCTGTTCCATCAGGTCAAAGATGGTTAGTATTATAGGATTATTATGACAAGTAAGATTAATGCAATTACAACTGGTGCAGGTGGCATAGAAGTTACTGGTGACTCTAGTGGTCAGATAGAATTTCAAGCAGATGGCACTACTGTTGCAACCTTAACTACAAGTGGTCTAGATGTATCATCAGGTTTAACCTTTGGATCACCTATAGATATTGCATCTGGTGGAACAGGTCAAACAACTGCAACTGCATCATTTAACGCACTAGCACCGTCACAATCTACACATAGTGGCAAGTTCCTAACAACAGATGGAACTAATACATCTTGGGCAACAGTCGCACAATACTCTTTACCTGACCAAACAGGTAATTCAGGTAAGTATCTTACTACAGACGGAACAAATGAATCTTGGGCAACCATAGCATCATCACAATGGACAACAACAGGTTCTGACATATATTACAACACAGGTTTTGTAGGTATTGGCACAAGCACAATCGCAAGACAACCATTGCACATACATAGAAATGATAATAGCGATTCTCAAATACATTTAACAAATAATGCTACTGGTAATACCAGTTCAGATGGAATGACAATATGGAGTAATTCTAATTATTGTGGTTTTTGGGGTAGAGAAAATGTGCCAATGAGATTTGCTACAAATGGTACTGAAAGAGTTAGAATAGACCAAAATGGTAACCTTAGTTTCAATTCAGGTTATGGTTCTGTAGCAACTGCATATGGTTGTCGTGTATGGTTAAGTATTAATACAAAAACATTTGGTATTAAAGGAAGTGCAAATGTCAGCAGTGT